AAAAAACCTCCATCAGTATTTTAATATTTATACCCAAAAGGGATGAATTTTGTGCGCCTTTATGTTATAGACTAAAATGTATATACAAATAAAATAAAACCTTGCAAAATACACATTCTTTAAAAAATATTATAAGACGTTTAACGTTTAAAATCAACTAAAATTTGCTTAACTAGTAACAAACTAGTAACAAACTTACTAAGAAGAGAGGATATCAATACCTCTCTTCTTCTTTCTCTTTGAATACTTAAATCCAGTAGTTTCCTAGTATTCTACACTCTTATAGCAAATTTTGTGTACTACGCATAGTAATTAATGCGTAGTCCGTGTTGATTTACTTATTTTCAGTTGGTCTTTTACTATCTTCTTTTACCCCACTTCTCCTCAGCAAACTCTTTTTCTATTAACCAAGTATTGCCGACTTTAAATTTTTTATCATCTGGTATAACTTGACCACGTGCTATATATGATCTAATTGTATCAGGATGCAGCCCATACTTTTTAGCTAAATCATTGATGGTAATAAAATTGTTTAAATCCATAACGTACCTCCTAAAGTTGATTTAGTGGGAGAATAGCGAAACTCCCACTTTTTTATGCTATTTTTTTAGTTGGTCTTTTAAGACCTTGATGTGATAAGTTTGAATAGCTGACGTAATTATTTGTATTGCAATAATTACGTATAATAAAGTGTCTTGCATTTTTCTCATGGACGTGATATAATACAACTATCCCCCATAAGGGGAGGGGCTTTTTTATTTGCCCCTGTTGTTGTATGTGCTTATTAGCTTAACAATCTCGGTTATTAGTTTTAAGATTGCTATGGCTAATAGCACTTTTTTTTCGTCCATTTCCTCACCTCCTAAATATATTATACCATTAAACACTTGTAATGTCAAGTACTTTTTTAACATTTTTATACTTTTTTTTACAAAAAAATAAAGGCTATACCACTCGATATAGCCCTTATGAACAAAATAAGACATTGTCGCCTTTTTCACGACGAATATATTATAGCATATGATTTAAAATTTTGCAATAAAAAAAGAGGGCTTTTACACCCTCTCAATTATTCTGTCTTATCTTCTATCCTGTTTTCCTCTCTCGCTGCATCAACTATAGTCTCACTTAGCATATACATAGCCATAGACCCAATAGCACCAACAAGTGCTACAACCTTTTCTGTTGTGCCTGCATCGCAATTAGTAAAAGCTATAATACTTACTACTAAGCCTGTGACTGCTGCCCAAAACTTTCTTGATGATAGCTTTTGCGCCCAATTAATTTTGTTCATTTTGCACCTCTTTCTTGATTAAATCATACATACGCTTAAGCAAGCTTACTACTTGCTCTCTCGTACACTGTCCTTGTGGATTTGAGCCATCTGTGATACGATTATCGACCGCCCAATTCCAGTCTTTTTCTGCCCACTTACTTGGCACATTCATCAACTCCTTTTTAAATTGCCACCATTGAGCCCAGTTATTTGCCTGCCATGACCTAGGACAAGGCTTACCCGTAGCGTCAAAGTGACGGACTACTTCTGCATTAAATTTAGTCATCAAGTATCGTGTAAGCCATATAAGATTTTGATATGCTTTAGCTTTGTCAATACCCTCGTTGATACACAATTCGACGTTTACGCTGTTATAGTTTGTAACATCGTCACGTGTCGCATTTTTCCTTGCCCACTTGTCACCAACGGCCCAAGCTACTACACTGTCGTCAATAGTTTGTACTATCTCTTTATCGTCCACATAGTAATGTGCAGAGCCTACACGTGTCGCATGCTGTAGGTATCTATAGTGAGCCATAGCATCAGCACCTTTGCCTGTGTTTGCTGTGTCATGTATAACTATAAACTTGATAGCAGATAGAGGACGTTTGCCCCCTAGCTGCGATCTGTTCGTTATTATTTGCCTAGTGATTTTCACGCTCTATCACCCAGCTTGTCAATCTTGTTCTCAATCCTTACAAGTGTATCGTGAAACTGCTTCATATCTGTATTATTTTGCAATTCCTTTATATCGTCTTTGATTTCCTGTAAGGTCTTATCCATGCTATCATGTCTTACTTTGGTATCTTGCATTGCTGACGTGTTGTTGGCAATGACTGTTATCATCTTAGGATTATAGTACAAGTACATACATGCCATGACGATGAGTAGTCCAAAGTTTGAGACTGCTTTTATTATTTCTGCTAGTTCCATATATCATGTCCTTTCTTTTACGCAATTTCTCCCTCAAGTTTTCCGAAACCTACCCAAATATAGTAATCTTTATCGATAACAATACCTTTTTCAATTTCTGGAATGTTACTAAAAAACTTATATCCAGAGGTTCTTAAGGTGTAAGTAACTTTAATTTTATCACCTTGATTTACAATGACATCAACATTTAAATTCACGATGTATCGAGGACGGTTTTCGTCATTTACCCATATACTAATTGTATCACTGTCATTTGGAGACGAACTAACTATAAATCTAACAGCGTACTGAGGAATTTCTTCTCCCCATACTAAGCTATCTTGAGAATAAGCTCGAATCATACTAGTATTAGCATGCATTATTCTGTCTACATTTTCTACATTCACTCTATCACCACCTTTATATAGTTTATATTTTTCTTACTTAAAAAATAAGTTTTTATAGGTATATCGATGTAAAAATCATATAATAGACCATTTACATCACCATATATTAGTTCATCAAACACCATATCTTCATTAATAAACAATTTTACATATGCACCTCTCTGTGTATGAGTAAATGCAACTCCTGAGTTTATATAATCTAATGCAACATTGATGTACGTTGAATGATCTTTTGACAATCTTTCAGTACCTACATAGATACGAGCATCTGTGTACACTTCAGGAGATAATTTAAATCTATATTCAGTTCCTTTTTTCCAGACTGTCATATCTTGATACTTTATTTCACTTATCTCTACCCCCCCCCCCATAAAATTTTCTTTACATCACTATTTATCAGCATTTCAGCATCTCCTTTACATATTTTTAGTGTTTAAAAATGTCATTTTATTTCTCTTAAATAATACATTATTCTAGCTGTCAATATTAATTTATCTCCATTTTTAAATTTTGTAAACGGTGCGATGCATCTTTCAGAGAAATATCTACTATCAATATCATTATTATCAATAGTGACACTGTTGCTAACTTGCCTTCCATCATACGATCTTAATATAGCATCCATAGAGTAAATCTTAAAATATCCTACATCGCCGTCATGCACAATTCTTCTTTCAGGTATCTTACATGCTACTGATACTATCAAGTCCTCGTCATCAGCTAGTTTAAAAGAATAAGTACCACGATTGTAATTTTGTCGGCCTATTTTCACGGTTATAGCTGGATCATTGTTAATCTCGACAGTTATATTTTTACCATCACTCCACACCGTCTTATCCATATACTTTACTTCACTAACGTTGTACCCCCCCCCAAGAATGTTTTTAATATTTTTATCTATAAGCATATCTCTCACCTAACCTTTAATAAAGTAAAGAGTGTCTTCTCTATTCTTTTCAGTGCTAGACAACGCACCATATTCAACCTGTGTGAGTACTATACATCTCTTAAAGTCAGCTATTTCTGTTTTATCCGCTTTTTTACTAAGCTCTTCTTGAACTTTACTTACTACAGCATCAATTCTTGCACCGTTTGCCGCTGCACGTGAGAATGCTTTTTTAGCACTGTCAAGAGCGTCATTAGCTTTTGCATCTACTTGATTGATGTGTTCCTCATTATTACCTGACTTTTCTAGTGCTGTATCAGCCTTTACCAATACTTCATTTGTAACACTTGTAAATTTTTCATCTGTCACATACTTACTTAAATCAATACCATTAAGCTTTGTTTTATCTTCATTGGTAAAATCATTAGTGCTTAAGCCTTTACCACTTACTTTATCCACCTTATCATCCCACGCTTTTCTTTGCGCATCTGTAACAGTTCTATGAGTACTGTCATCTGTAAGTTCGCTTAGTTTGCTAGGTATCTTTCTCTTGCTCAACTCATCAATATTATCTATCACAGCTTGATAATCATAGTTTGTAAAGTTTCTTGCAACTGTTGTGCCCTTGGTCCAGTCTTTTGCTGTGCCTTCAAAGGCTCTCTTAATTGTGTAAGCTCCACTGTCAACACTTTCGACTAGTATTGTTTCTGCGCTCTCGTCATCACCTATAACTGCAAGTGTTGGGAGTGTACCAAATACACTGCCATCTGCCACATACATTATAGTTGCGCCTTGTACTAAGTTTTCTTTTAAAAAAGTTTCAGGGGAGTTCACAACTCCTTTATACATTGTTTTCATTATTAATAATCTCCACCTCCACGTGATGTCGTAAATAATTGGATAAACAAGCTTGCGTTTACCCTTGTAAGTCCATCTGGCACGATCTCGACTGTGTGCCAAGTGCCTCTTTGTATTCTACCACCATTATCTTTAGACAGATAAGGTATAATATTAACTTCTTTATCTGTAATATTGACATACTGTCCGTCTATCCTAAGTGTCGCACTGCTTGCGCTTGAGCCTTGATACATTCCATATAGTATGTCATGTGTATGGTCTGGCAATGTGTAGCTATGAACGTGCGAACCAATTCTGACTGTGTGTGAGTGTCCTCTCACATCGATAGTATGAGTATGGTCTGGTATGTCCACTCTGTGACTGTGACTGCTTAATCGAATTTTATGCTCATGACTCTTAGTGTGCCAAAATGGCTCTGTTCTACCTATAGTCTTATTGTCAAAGCCCCATACTGCAACAGTTGTCATGCCACCGTCCACATCTTCAAGTCCGTGAGTTGTATCATATACTCCACCGCCCTCTGATGTTGATGTGTAGTCACCACCGCCAGAGCCTGTAGATGTGTATATCTCTCCATCTGTGCTTGTAGTGGTATAATCTCCACCGCCTGATGATGTAGTATCGCTCTTTGCTCCTCCGCCTTTAGTTGCTTTACTGTAAGCTCTAAAAGGTTCAAGTGTGTAGTTAAGTATAAGTTTGTTAATTCTTGCCATTTCTGTTGGTATATAAAACTTAAACTTTGCAGGGTAGTTTTTATCCGCATTGTCAACAAAAGCCATTTGCATAAGGTTTGTAGCGCCTTGCGCATAAGTATCATTAATTCTTGCACGCTCCATCAAGTCAGATATACTGCCTGATATATCCTGCTTTTTGTTTGCTATTTCAAGGCTTATATCATATGGACTACCTGCCACATCTTTCTTACTGATTGAGACGATAGGGAAGAGCTTGTCATCCTCTGCATCGTTGTCTTTGATGAGTACTGTATCGCCGACTTTAAATTCTGCATACTTGTTTTTATCAACTATTGATAAGTCTACTGTACTAACCTTGTATGATATATAAGGCTCGCAAAGTTCATTGAGCATCGATCTCGCATAGGCTAAGAGTGTTTCTGCGCTCTCAAAACGTCTATCCGTCAAGATTGATGATTTCAAGCCGTATTTGCTGACATTCTTTTCGATATAGCACTTACCATTGTTTAACTTGCTGATGTCTAGTTGATTATCTCCCTCTCCAAAGCCTAGAGCATAGAGACGTGTGACTATGTTTGTTGGGTCTACTGTCTTTTCTATACCGACTAAGTTCTTTCTGTATCTGATATCTGACTTAGGCTTTGTATCAATCTTTTTTAAGCTTATAGTCCAAGGATAGCCCGTAGTCTCGTAAGTCCATTTGTATTTTTCAACAAATGGCTTAGGTATAGAAAATAAACTTGCTAAAAGGTTTTCATTTTCCCACTTGTATTCAAACTGTCTCTTAAAGTCACAGTCTCCAAGCTTCCAACGCTTGACTTCTTGATGGCCTAGTACGTATCGAATTACACGATCAGTATATACTCCGTTATTGCCTATCTGATGATACTTAAACATAACATCGTCCATAAGTGTAGCTAATACATGCTCGCATTGATACTCAATATAACTTAGATTGCTTGTAGTGACTGTTTGTGGCAATATCCTAAAGAGTTCAACGCGCTTACCACTATCAAATAGTTCGACAAAATAAAAAGGCTGACAGTAAGCAGTCTTTTTATCGTCTTTAGGTAGTTTAAAAGAGCAAGTACAAAGTTCATTGAGTTTCATCGTGTAGCTTATATCAAAAGCATTCTCAAGCCTTGCTTGCTCTTTCATGTCTTGGTTATAGATTTTAATATTGTATTTCATACTATAGCCACCTATCTTTCCAATATACGTCAGCTGTCATGCCCCTTGAGTTTTCTCCACTAATTATGACTTCATTCTCGCCTGATAAAAAATCAAAAAAGTCAGAGCCAACCGTTAAGCTGGATATTGCGTTCTCACCGTTTATTGTTGCAGTAAGATCACATGTATTGATGACTAGCTCTTCACCTGGTCTTAGCATGATACCCTCAAGTGCTATAAACTCTTCGCCCAGTGTTGAGCCCAGTGCATCTACCATGATTTCAACATCACTGTCAAGTGCGCCGATATTAAACATCTTGATCGTTGACTTTGAGTTTGCTCCAATCATAAACTCCGCATCACCTTTGGAGTATTTTCTTAATAGGCCATAGCTTATTGTGTCAATTTCAAAATGTGCTTCAAGGCCTGCAGCGTATTGAGTTATGTCGACGTCTCTCACATCTGATAATAACTCTACCGTAGCTGTAGCCCTTACTATTTCAGATTGCCCGCTTTTACGGTTAAAGCTGCTCCTATTAAATTTCATTTTATGCCACCGATACTGATAAGTCGCCTTGCTTTATAGCAAATTGAGTGCCCTCGTTGACTGTTTGAGGTTTATTAAATGTGCCATATACTAAGAGATTGCCGCCATCTTTAGCATCTCTCACTCCAAAGTATGCAAATTCGCCCCAGTCGCCTGTAGCTTGACTAAACTCAATTGTATTTGCGTTTGTAATTGTGCCTCTATCTCCTTGTTGAGACGGAGCATTAAAAGATACTACTTGCCTTGTGTATCCGCCGCCTGTGACCTCCGAGCCTGTGTCACTGTCAGTTGGATTAGTTTTATATAGTGCTAAGTATAAGTTCGTTGGTCTTGATACTGCTTGACCTCTAAAAAAGTAGTTCAAAATCGCCTCTTCTAGAAAGTTACTTGCTCTCATTACTGTTTTACCACCTTTCTTGTTATTGTTATTTTGTTGATATTAGTATTACCAGTGTTCTTGATGATTATTTCTCCACATGTGTTGGCATTGCCGTGGTTAGTGACTGTAAGATTAACTGATGATGTGCCTTGCTTAATCTGCCTGTTAAGGTCTTTTGATACTGCAAAGGGCTGGCACTCAAATGTTACACTTGCCACACCTTTACTCATAAGCTCCCACTGTTCTAAGTCTATAGCATCATACACACTAGCCTCGTATGCTTTTGTTGGTTCATCATCAAAGATCAGATAACCATTGCCTGATAACCATGATGCCACTTGTCTTACTTGACTTCTTAGGTCTTCAAACTCATCATTGTTCACTATGCCAATATCAACTGTAATATATCGCTTATTGTATTCATCACTTGGCAGCTCAAGGCTTCCTGACCTACCAAGGATAGTAAATTCTTTTTTTCTTCTTTCTGGCGTCACTGTTCTGTTTGTGGACTTTACACCAACTCCTAACTCATCCGAGTGACGCCCTCTAAAAATAAAGCCTATTGGTTTTAACATAGTGCTCTACCTCTCTGATCTCTTCTTTGTAGTTCGTATAGCTTCTTAGCTATCTTGTCTATATCTGACTCTTCTCTCACTTCTAGCCTGTCAATGTGGATAGTGTATCCTTTTCCTGCCTCGTCTCTTACTATCTTTCTAAGGTCATCAAGTGCGCCGACAAACTCTGGTCTCTTCTCGCCAACACCTATTACAGATGGTGACTTAAATATACCGCCTTTGTCGTACCAGTTGAGACCATCTATGCCGATGGCTTCAAGTCCTGCAAAGACTCTAGTTCTGTAGGCTGCTCGTCCACCTGCTGGGCCTGCACCTCTAATGGTAGTGCCGCCTGTTTCGCTGTATGCTTTAGGGCTGTTATTATAATCATCGCTTTCTTTCTTTAAGCCTCTTATCTTGTCAATAGCCTTGCCAACCCAGCCTTTGATACCCTCGTAGGCACTCTTAAAGATGCCTCCAACTTTACCAGGTAAATCCTTAACTCCGTCGATAAAGCCTTTTGCCATGTCTTTGGCTTTGTCCCAAACTTCTTTCGCTGCATCTTTAACTGGATCTATGACTGCTGACTTAACTCCATTCCAAAGTGTCTCTGCTGTAGACTTTAAACCGTTCCATGTATCTTCAAAAAAGCCTTTGATGCCTCCCCAGACTGTTTCAACAGTCTTCTTGATGCCATTCCAAAGTCCCTCGAAGAAGCCTTTAACACCATTCCACACGGTTTCAGCTGTAGTTTTAAGTCCGTTCCAGATACCCTCAATAAATTTCTTGATAGCATTCCAGATAGTTTCGACTGTCTTTTTAATACCATTCCATAAGTCTTCAAAAAACTTCTTGATACCGTTCCAGATGTTTTCCGCTTTGGTCTTAATCGCATTCCACGTATCAACTAAAAACTTCTTTAAGTCTTCCCAAGCTTTTTTGATTTTGTCCCAGTTGGCAATGATGAGTGCCACTGCTCCAACTACTGCTGCGACTGCTAAGCCAACTGGACTGGCAAACGCTGAAAGTGCTTTGACTACAACGCCTATACCTGTTGCCATCTTACCAAGTACTATCAATAGTGGCCCGATTGCTGCTGCTATAGCTGCAACCTTAACGATTGTCTGTTGAGTTTGTGGTGATAATTCTTCCCATTTCTCTCTTAGTCCTTTAACCTTTTCGACTAGCTGTTCAAGGATAGGTGCTGCGACTTCTTGTATAGTATTAAACAATTCAGCGCCCAACATTGACAAGTTATTTAATGATTCTTTCATTTTGTCGATAGGATCTCGTGTCGCATCAAAGGTTTCTGCAACTGTGCCTGAATAGTTTTGTGCCGACGCTGTAAAGTCTTCAAGTGAGATTTTACCTGACTGTATTGCCTCAACCATCATAGGTCCATTCTTTGAGCCGAAGATTTCAGATGCCTGGTTAATTATATCAACACTACCTCCACCTTGCTCAACTGCTTGGAAAAACTCTTCCATACCTTGTTGTAGTGTTTTGCCGTCTTTAGCAAACTGCACTTGAGCCTTTGTCATTGAGCTTAATACTTTCGACGAGTCAAGACCAGCTTGTTGAAACTTAGCCATCATCATAGCCGACTGGTTCATGTCAAGGCCCATAGCTTTAAGTTGTGGAGCACCTCTTTTTACTGCTTCAAAGATACTATCTGTTGACTGTCCTGTTTGCTGTGCTGCTGCTGTAACTGTGTCTAAAAAGCCTGGCAACTCTTCAATGCTTGCTCCGAACTGCTCCATTGCTTGCTTTGCTGCGATTGTTGAGTTGGTGATGTCAGTGCCGTTGATTTCTGCAAACTGTACCATCTGTGTAGATGCTTGTTCAAGTGCTTCACCTGTCAATCCAAATTGAGTATTAAGCTCGCCTATAGCATCGCCGACTTGTTGAGCATCTGCTGGTATTGAAGTAAAAACGTTTTTAAAGTTGCCTTCAAACTCTTTCATAGCATCGCCTGTTGCACCTGTCTTAGTGACTATAGTGTCCAGTGCGTCGTCTATGCCTTTCCAAGCTGCGCCTGCTGCTGTACCGATGGCAACAATAGGAGCTGTAACTCCTTTGCTTAGCTTGCCACCGATATCACTCATTTTCTTGCCTGCTTTTTCAAAGCCATCACCAACTTTGTTCATCACTCCAGACAAGCCTTGCATGCTCTTAAGCTCTTTCTCTGTCTCTTTAAGCTGTCCATTAAAGGTTTTAACCTGTGACTCTGCCTTGATGACTTCCTGTTGAAATTTATTGTACTGACCTTGATCAATTTCTCCACTGGCAAACTGCTTTTCCACATCTGCCTGAGCTGCTTTAAGTGCTTCTAGCTTTTCTTTTGCTGCTTGGGTCTTTTGTTTTAAAAGTTCTTGTTTTTGTCCAAGTAGTTCAACGTTGCCTGGATTAAATTTAAGAGATGAATCTATGTTTCTAAGTTCTTTATTAAGTGCGTTGACTTCTTTGTTTGAATCTTTAATGGCTCGATCGAATTTGGTCGTATTGCCATCAATCTCGATCGTGATCCCTTTTATATTTCCTGCCATTTACTTCATCTCCTTTCTTTAGTTTTTAAATGTATTGTTAATATCCGCTTGAGTGGCTTTTCGTGTTGTAGGCTTGTCTTCATCATTTTCTTCGAGTGCTTCGTTATATTCCACACAATAAGAAATGAGACCACCCAATGTCATCTCATCTAAATCCTCAAGCTTAAGCCCTCTTTGTGTTGCTCCAAGTAGGAGCATTTGAGGATTTATTGTTTTTCCTGTTTTATCAGTTTGTCTAATTTTTTTTTACTAATTAAAGAGTCTATCAAGCAAGGTGCAAGCTCTACAATTATGTCAATCATCGGAAACTCTTCAAAACTATCATACCAGTCTACTATCTCTGGTATGTCCTTGTTCGCAGCTTTTGCAAATGTCCAAATAAGCTTTTGTATATCTGTAAGCTTAAGGCTCATCAAGTTGTTTAAGATTGAGATAAGCTCTTCATCTTTATTTTCTGCGCTTTCTATACCTTCAGCGATTTCCGCCACTGTTGGCAAAAGTGCTTGTAGTATGTCATAATTAAATTGATTTTCAAAACGTAAAGGAAAAGAGGCTGTGATATTAAAATCTACAGCCTTTCCATCAATCTTTATTGTCTTAAGCATTTGCTTTTTCCATTATCTTAGTAAGTGCAGTAGCATAGCCTGTTGCTTCTTTTTCAAAAATTGCCTTGATTGCTTGGTCACTCATTCTTGGTGATGCACTTATCTTTAGTTCTGCTGTCACTGGTTCAGCGCTATCTGTGATTGTGTTGGATTTCACGGAGGGTTTACCACAACTTACTTTCATTAATTGATAAACTGTTGGGCTCTCGTCGCCTTCAATTTGAAATGCCATACCAAATTGTTTTACTTGGTCATCTGCTTTCTCTACTAGTGCTCCAGTAGTTGCATCTTTAGTTTGTCCAAATATTTCTGTTAAGATGTTTGCTGGTATTCTTGCTATCTCAACACTTCCTGTATATCCGCTTGATTTAAAGCTTGAGTAGTAAAGTATGTTGTCAGCGTGGAATTTGCCTTCGTTTTCTTCACTGTCTAGTGATAGCGTTACTGCACCTGGTAAATCAATTAGTTCACCATAAGTAGTGCCGCTTGTATCGTCTTTAGTGATTGGAAATAGCTTAATCTTGCTAAGACCAAATTGTACTTTATTTGCCATTTACATTCTCCTTTTCTAAATATAGTATGGAATTAAAAAGACCTTTTCTGTGTCAATATACACATCTGCGCCTTTTTCCCACACGATGCCTGCTTCATCTAGCAGGTCTTCTAACCTTTCTTCTAAGGCTACGTCTTTCTTCTGTATATAAAGCTCGATATTCCAGTGAGCTTTCTTGTCGTATACGCTATTCTCTGCTTTAAAGTTCCTAGATCCTGCCCCTGTATAAACTATAAAAGGGACTATTTCAGGCTCTGGATTGACAAAGTAGCCCACTGGAATACCTAAGGGCTTTAGCAATTCTACGGGGTTTATTTTATCCATTTTCTATCCCCCTTCTGATTTCGTCTTCAAAGTCTTTGATGACTTTTTGTTCTACTGCTGCTATATGTGGATGTGCTGGAACCCTTTTGCCGTCAACAGTCGCGTGTCCAAACTCTAAGAGATGAGTAAGTCTATAGTGCTTTTCGTTGTAAATCGTTGCTGACTTGCTTCCTGTAGCAAGTTGCTCTTCTTTCTTTTTCCAACTTTTTGCATATTTGCCTGACTTCTTTGGACTGCTTTCTTTCAGTTCTTTCACTGCTGCATCTGCAACTTTAATGACTGCATCGTTGACTTCTTTGTTCACTCTTTCAACTTCTTCGTCTAAGATTTTTGCTATTTCCTTAGCCATATCAATTGCCATTTGCAAGCTTCCTCTCACATACTAGTTCAAGTCTATCAAGTGTTCTTTGATATGTTCTAATGATTGTATATTCTATGTCTTCATAGATTAAGAGGTCAGCGTCTCCAAATTCTTCTTCATAGATTTCAAAGACAAGGCTTGGTTTAAGTCCTTGATTTGATGCTCTATAAAATTCTGCACTTATCACTGACATCTTTTGAGCAAAGACTGTCCACATATCGTCTTTAGAGATTGGATTGCCCCACTCGTCAATAGTGTTTTCATTGTGCTTTATAAGCTTAATTTCTACCGGCTTTTTCATGTGGCAACTCATCTCCATACTTTTCACTAAGTGCTAAGTGGATTTTTAAAGCTGTGTAACATTCTATAAGACCGTCTCTGTCAGGATTTTCACTGCCAAAGTGCGCCTTAACATATATGCCAACGGCTCTTTTGATGAGTTCATCATCAAGTTTCTCCACTCCGCTTATTTCTAAATCTAAAAGACAAGCATCAATCAGACCTTTGATTTCTTCATCAAATGCATCTGTCTTAGCTTGTCTTAATAAGATTTTACAATGTTTTAAAAGTTCAGGTGTCATATGATCACCTCTATTTCTTTACTTCCTTCTTAATTGGCTTTGGTGAGTCATCAATAACTACACCTGCTTCAAGATACTTTTTCAAGTTCTCGTTTTTTTCATCGATTTCTTCGTGGATATTATAAAAGACCTTTGTCTCAAGGTCTTGAAATCCACTTATAACTCTATAAGCCATTTATTAAACTCCTTTAACCATGTAAGCAAATGCTTTTTCGTCGATAACTCCACCGTCATGAACTTCATAACCAACAAAGTCGGTATTTCTTGCTTTCGCATGTTGTTCAGTAACAAGCTTCATTGCTTCAGATACATTTTCTTTGTATCCTGCTGCCATGTTACCGATTAGAACTTCACCATCGTTCATTGCATCTTCTTCAACCACTGGAAGACCGAAGATTCTACCTACTCCACCAGCTGTTACATCTGGAGCAAATAAAGGTCTATTTTGTCCGTCAAGGATATTAGCTAATGTTCCCCAGATTGTTGCGTTGTTAGCATATATCTTTGAACCGCTCATGTATCCTGATTTTATCTTTGCCATTGCTGCTGTGATGTCTTTGTATGTTAAGCCATCAGCTTTGTAAGCTACTTTTTGTGGTGTTGACTCTTCAGCTTCTATTGCTGTGATAACACCTTGTGGGTATTTGTCGCCTTTACCTCTAACGAATGCTCTAGCTTTTGCAGCACTCATTCTTTCAGCAAGTTCTCTAGTGATAAATGGTATAAAGTCAGCAACTGCCATTGCTTGTAATTTCCAAGTAACTGTAACTGCCTTTGCAAGTTCTTTTCCGTTAAGTGTTAGTTCACCAAATTTATTTTCTTCGTCTGCTGTAACTGTTGCTTCGTCATAGTAGTCAGCATCTCCAGCTGGTATTGCTGTTCTCTTTACGTACTTAACTGTTCCTTTGATGTTTGTAGTAATTACATCTGCAAGTATTGGATGTAGTTCCTTCATTTCGTCAATGATGCCACCGATTACTGTTTCAGGAATAACAATTTCTGTGTTTGTAGTGTTGTGAGTGTATACGTTTTCAGGATTCATTTGATTGAATACGTTTACTTCTTCATCGCTAAGGTCTCTTTGTAGTGCTACCTTTGCAAATACCTCTTCATAGTTTACTGTGTTTTTGTTTTCTAATTTTTCCACTTCTTTTAAGCCTCCTTCGCTTACTGACATGTTCTTCATATCAGTCACTTCTTCATTTTCTTTGTTTAAAGCGTCTAAATTCGCTTGCTCTTTTGATGCTTCTTCAAAGTCTGCATCAAATTTTTCAATTTCAGCTCTTTTTGCTGCTGCCTCTTCAATCTTTCCTTGATTGATTAAATTTTGAGCTTCTTCAAGCATTGCTGCTCTAGTCTCTAAATACTTTTCTTTGTTCATTTTACATTCTCTCCTTTAATTTTAATAAGTTGAGCTGTTCTTGCTCTTTTTCTGCTTTTAATTTATCAATAACAGCTTGAGGAATTAGAAAATCGCTTGCTGCTACTAATCTGAATTGGTCGGTATTGTCTTCTTTTGACAATATCTCGTCGATAAAGCCATTTTCCAAGGCTTCGTCTGGTGTGAACCATGTTTCATAGTCCATAAGTTTCAATATTTCTTCTTTTGTTTTGCCTGTTTTAAGCATGTAAGCGTTTGCTAAGGTGTCATTTGACTTTTTAAGCTGTTCAGCAAAGTGTTCAAAGTCTCTATAATCGCCGCTTCCTGATGCACTCACATTGTGTATCATCATCTGTGCTGTTGGGCTCATCTTGACATGTGTTCCTGCCATCACAATGACTGATGCTGCACTTGCTGCTCTACCTGTGATTGTGATATTTACATTGCCTTTATGCTGCATAAGTGCTGTGTAGATCTCACTAGCTGGATAGATATATCCTCCAGGCGAATTAATTTCTATCTCCACATCTTGTCCATCTTTAAGCTCTAGGTCTCTAGGACAAAAAGATTCCATATCGAACCAGTCATAGATCCATTTGTCATCATTGCCTACTATTGTTCCATTAATCTTTATTGGCATCTTCTTCACCTCCTTGCTCTATCTCACGTGTATCAAGCCTACGTATGTAAGCTTGTCCTAATCCATCTGGTATTGGACCCATGTTAAGTATTGCTCTAACTTCATCTGGATTCATTATTCCTCTATCTACAAATTGGACTAGGTTTAATTTAGTTTGCATACTTGCAAAGTTAAGGTTTGATGATTCAAAGATAATCTTGTTGCCAAAGCCTCTTTCTCTACGTGTAAATATCTTTCTTGTGAACTCATTTGACATCTGTATCAATACTGGCTCAATCTCTGCTTCATAGTAGCTTATCCATTGGTCTTCGTTGTAGCTCGATTGAATGATGCTCTCATTGGTATTAAAAAAACTATAGATCCTGTCTATAGTTCCTTTCGTCTGTAATGGATTAGGTACGTAGTTCTTAGGGTCTACTTGTTGAGCGTCAAACCTTGAGTCAACTGCTGCAGCTCCACTTGTATCTGAGTCAATGTTCAAGAAGCTGTCTATAAACTCTTTAGTATGTCTCTTAATGTCTTCTTCTCTCATTACGGTATTAAATCTTAGTAACCACTTGATGATGTTACTGTTCTTAATTGCCTTGACTACTCCTTGATCTGTAGTGCTTACCACATTCATGAGTTGAGTGAGAGCTTTTGCTGGATTTTCTCCAAAGATGTCATTATTATTAAAGTCTCTTCTAAGATGTATCACATCTGTATATTTAAAAGTGTAGTATTTGTTCTTTATCAAAAATCTTAAAAATATTTCACCTTGATTGTTTTGCAGTGCTTCAACGCTGTTTGAGTTTATAGGGTAGATTGCAATAGCAAGTCCATTTCCATCTCTTTCTATGAGTGCAAATGCGTTATTGTTTAAGGCTAATTGATTTGCCATCTTTTCTTGGAGCATTTGACCGCTCATATATGGATTAGGTTCTTCAAGTAAAAATCTGATATAAGCTTCAGGATTGACCTGTGTATTGATCTCGTCTTTTCTTATGTGCTTTGCAACTGCTTTACCGATTGCTTGTGTCTTTGGTCTTATACATGATCTAACTATGTCAGATGTGTATAAGTTACCATTGTATGAGTAAAAGCCTTCTCCTTGTTCAGTGATCATCTTGTATTGAGAGACTGTCACTGCTTCGTTTTTCTTTCTAAAAAGTCCCATGTCTTTCACCTCCTTCAAATTAGAGCATTATATTCATCAAAGTTATCTTCAAGTACTATGAGTGCATCCATGAGTGATGCAACTCCGTCTATTCTTCTTCTTGGATTGCTTGTCTTTACTAGTGCTATATTGTCGTTTGTGTCTGTTTTGATTGCAGCGTTTGTCAAGCACCATTTAAGTATTGGATTGTTGTTGTAGTTTATAAGCTTTGACCTTAAATCACTTTCAAGTCTCTTCATTGGATTTGAAAACGTCTTTGCACCTTGAGCGACTGGTACTGGTACGGTCTTGCCAAAGTATTGTGTAAGCTCGTCTACTAAGTATGTTGCTGACCATCTGTCATAGCCTATCTTGTATACATAGCAGTCAAGCTCGTTTTGTATTTCTAAAAACCACTTTGTAATGTCTTTGTAGTCAACTTTATTGTTTCCTGACCTTCTCAAAAGTCCTCTATCTTCCCACACGTCATAAGGTATCTTGTCTTCGCGTGCTCTTATTTCTACAAGGTCACTAGGTAGCCAATACATTTGTTTAACATATGTCTTTTCATCATCTGGCACTTTGAATACTACGCTTGCGCATGTTAAGTCTGTAGTTGCCGATAGGTCTATACCGCCGATGCAATATCTTGGTTTTAGTTTTGATATATCATATGTTGCTCTGTTGTCAATTGTTTCAAATGTTAACCACGCTTCGCTTGTAGTTTCTGGTATGTCAAAGTCTTTAGTAAGTAAGTTTTTGACAAGTTTTGGATTTGCTTTTGCCTTGTTTACTTTGTCTCTTAGTGCACCAATCTTTTTAATAGTGCCAAGACCTGGGTTTGCCTGCATCCATGTTTCTTCGTCTGTCCATGACTTTCTGTTGTCAAGCTCGTAGACAAGAAAGAGTGTTCTCTCGTCTTTGTATCCATCTGGATCTGTGTAGCCATTGATTGTTCTTTCTGCTTCGTCGTAGATCTCGTCGTATACATTTTCTCTTACTATTCCTGATGTCGTAGTGATGAGTATCAAAGGCTCATCTCTTGCACTTGTACCGTCGACTATAACATCGTAAAGGTTTTTGTCTGTCCATGCGTGAATCTCGTCCATTGTTGCGCCGTGGACGTTAAGTCCATCGAGTGTATCAGAGTCTCTACCAACTGGTTTGTAGATGCCGTCATTTAAGTCACACACCATTTCAGCAACGAGTGGTCTTATTCTCTTACTTAATGCTGGTGACTTCTTGACCATTCTCTTTGCTTCAAGCCATATGATCTTAGCTTGGTCTTTTTTCGTTGCAACAGAATAGATCTCTGCTCCAGGTTCACCGTCAGCAATAAACAGATATAGTCCTTCAGCCGCACTTAATGTTGACTTGCCGTTTTTTCTGGCAACAATTAAAACTACTCTTTGATATTTCCTCTCACCTGTAGATTCATCTACTATACCAAATGTCGCTGCAACTTTTGCCTTTTGCCATAACTCTAAAATAAAAGGCTTACCGCCCATCTTGCCCTTAGAGTGCTTACAAAACTTTTCAATAAAGTTTATTGCATGGTTCGCTTTAGTTTCATCGTACACCCACTTACTATCTGGATCGTTTAAAAAGTTGATGATGTATTCATAAGTCTTGTATACTTTCGTGCTTACTTTAATTCTATTTTTATTCATCCACTCCCAATATGATTCTATTGGATTCTTATTTTTCATTTAAAAAAGCCTCAAAACCATCATCAACTTCTTTTTGTTGCTCTTTTGGTAAAAGATCAGTAAGCTGTTTGATAATACCTGAATATCTTTGCACCATTGTTGTATATGACTTGAGAGCAGGGTGTTCTCTTAAGATTGAGTAGGATCCTTGTGGCATTTCGTCTATAGGACCATGTTCATCAATTGCTTCTTTGAGTTCTTTGAGTGTTGCTTTCATATATGCGGCTTCTTCTATTAAATTCTTAGCAGTTAGCCTCTTAACTCGTTCTACATCTTTGTATAAGTTTGTAAGTCTTGCTACTTCTTTCTTAACTTCTTTATCTTTGTCTAGTGCCACCTAAAATCACCTACCTTTCTCTATTTTCTGGGTGGGGGTACTGCGCGAATGACCTGTGCGTTTTTTGAAAGTCTCTTCCTCGGTCCTCTAAGCATTGCAATTACTTTATTTCATAGGGGGGAGTATTTTCCTGTAAATTTCCTTCTTCATCAAAATACAAATTTTGACGAATTGCAAAATTCTTTTTAAAAGTTTTTGTATTATGACATTCTAAGCATAAGTATTGTAGATTATTGTGATTGAGTGTAATATTGACATCATTTATATTCTCAGGACTTATCTCTTCTATATGGTCAACGATGTAGCCTTTCTTCTTCTTGCAATGCTCACACAGTCCACCATCAATACTTCTTCTTTCCCCAATAAAAGAAGCACGACATCTCTGCCATGCTTTCGATTTATAAAACTTTCTTGCGTAGTCTTTAATTCTGATCACCCCTTTTATGTACAAGAAAAGAGACTCCACACAAGAGTCTCTAATCGCTATAATAATTCTCTAAGGAGGTGATATGAATTTTCGTCTTATCTACCACTTACATTATATCACTTATAAATGTGTTATTGTGTGTTATGTTTTCTTAAACTCTCGCAACGCTTTTAAATGTAAATGTCTTAAATGATCATAGCTATAGTTAAGCTCTTTGGCTATTTGATTAAGAGACTTATCAAGTATATATCTTTTAAATAGTATCACAGATAGTGTGTTATCCTCCATCGCATTGATCTCGCTTAATATCTTATACTTAAGTCTGATATACTTACACATATCTCTATTCAACTTGCTTTCCGTATCTATGATATCAGCAAGAGTCTCATCAAAGTTCGCTTGATTAGATGATTGTACCTTGACCTCATCAAGCTTGCTAGTGATGTCGGTTAGCTTGGCTCTTAAAGCATCAAGCGTCTCTTTGTTTGCTTGTATCTTTTCGTCAAGACATTTAACTTGTAATAAGTATTGTTTAGTTGTCATTGATAAGCCTCCTCGCATCATCCACACTTCTAGCTACTCCAGCTATAGCTCCATTCTCTTTAAGCATATTAAGTATAAGCTTCTGCTCTGCTCTTAACTTACCTGTCTTGGTCTTAACCTCTATCGCAATAAACTTACCATCTGACTTTCTTATACCAAATAGGTCGGGAAAACCTTTAGGAAGTCCAGTTGATATATATCTATCGCCGACTTTAAACATACCAACATTAGCTCTAAAGAGAACAGCTAAGTCATTGCAGCCAAGCCTAATATTGTTTTGTATTAAAGTTTCCTCATTCATCTTTCATTCCAAGATATATTATAATAATTGTCTAAGTTAAATAGCCTGTCGTTAATCCCATAATATTTAGCATTATAAGATCGTACGTAACGTAGCATTGCTATCAGTTCACAACCCTCCATTAGTTCTGAATGGTATAACTCATCACCATAACAAAATTTAACTTCATAGTTAAGATGTTCTTTAATACTGTTTAAATTTATCATTTTTCAAAACACCTCTTAATTACTTTATATAAAATTACAAACACCGCTATTATTACCGCTATAGCAAGTGACGCCCAAGCTGGAGCAAGTACCCACCACCAAGACAAGCTTACAATGTGTGTTAGTTTTAAAATTATAAATGTAACTAGTGTTAAGGTTAAGATAGCTCTTATAATTTTATATATATCATCTTTCATTTTCTTCAACTCCTTTTTTTTATGTGCATAGTTGGTGCATAGTTTGTGCAGGGTTTGCACGTTCTGTAAGTATTGATATAACTAGTGTGTGCAGTGTCTGCATAGTTTAAAGTGACACTTTTATGCTATATATACTATATTTTTTTTATTTTTATTTACTTTTAAAAAATAACTATGCACACTATGCACACCTATTGATTTTACTACATTTAACTATGCATAAACTATGCATAAACTATTCACAAACCCTGCACTTTAAATCGATACCAGTATAATATATGCCATCTCTTTTTTTAACTTTGCCATAAGTTTTATTGACCTCAAGTCCAAACTTAGTTGACGTCATAATATACTCATTATTTGCACTCGCCCAAGATGTATAGTTAAGATATAGATCACTAGCCTTAACACTCGCATTCGCATCTCCAACAGTGCACGTTCATCAATAAATCTAGCTATAGGGTTCATTTCTAATTTATAATCCTCAGTCTCTCTCTTGCATACGTCTGGCACGTCCAGTCCCTCGGCTTTGTAGAGCTTAGAGCCTTCTAATATCCAATTAAATATGCCGTCAAGCTCAGCCATTAATTCTGCTTTTAAGTGTTTATTTACCTTGCCGTCTGGTATCTTATACTTAAAAGGTATCAGCACTAGACGTCTCCAGATACCGTCGTCTGTGCCTCTAACTATAGGCCTATGGTTAGTCACCATGCAGATAGTACCCTGCGGAGTAAACTCAATCTCCGATGAGTACAAGTGCCTAGCTGTGATCACATCTCCACCTGTCAATTGTTTTACAAGACCCTCATCAAGCCTTGCCCCATCGTTATTTTCTGATGTGGATATAAAGCGTTTACCTTTAAGTCTTGCAATGTCAGATGTTCCCGCGTTGTTACCACGTACCATCAAAGACTTAATATCCATATTACAAGCATAATCTCCAAAGATAGCTCTAATTATCTCAATAAATATAGATTTACCATTTTGACCCATGCCATATAATACAAAGAGCTTTTGTTCAGTCACGTCGCCTGATAAGCTATAGCCTAAGAGTTTTTGTATAAATCTTATAAGCTCTTGATTACCTAAAAATATCTCGTTTAAAAACTTAAGCCACTTAGGACATTTCGCATTATCATCAAAACTAACTCCAGCGACTTGCATAAAAAGCTTGCCTTGATCTGGATTTGCAAAGGTCGATTTTTTAAGATTGATGTAGCCATTTTTAATATTAAATAAATTGACGTCGCTGTCAAAATCCTCTGCACTAGCTGGCATTAAGTGCTGTGCCTCAATGAGAGCGTTTTTCTTTTTTGTACTAGCTCTCGATGACTTAATATGTTTTGCTAATGCATCAGCATCACCAGTTTTTTCGTCCGCCATTTTTTTAATCACATTATCAAACATATGCTTAACGACTATCATATCATCTAAGCGCCATTTGTTTGACTTGTCGTCATAGTATGCCCATCTCTTATATTCTGGTACATAGTAGACGTCGTCTCTATAAGCGTCATAAAATCTTTCAGCGTTGCCAGTGTCGTCGTAAGTCCTAGATTTGCTGTTTAAGTATATCTTGGGCAATTTATTTTCAGTAGCAAGAGCAAGAGTTTTTCCTGCATAGTCGTCTCTATCCCACTTTTCGCGATATAAACCCGACTGTCTAAAACAGTAGTCCATCATATTTACATCGTAGTCGCATACCTTGGCAAGTTTATTACATAGAGCTAAGTCAGCTTCAGATTGACTCTTATAACCTAAAGTCTCATAGTTACCTAAGAATAGCTCATCACTCTTTAAGCTTTGCACTATCGCATCAGCCTCAGCGATTAAATCAGGTGATAGCTCTTGTCTTTTAACTGCTTCAACTGCCTTAGATTGACTTACTCCGATATACTTACTGTGTAAATCCTTGATGTCCTCCGTACAGTCTCTCAAGCCTGCATCGTAGAGAGTGTCGCCTGTGATAGTAAAAAATCTTGCCTTGTCGTACATCTCCACATCGCCCTTACGTCTTCCTCCGACTGGTAAGTGACCTTTGCAAATGATGTGTACACCCTTGCCTGATGGACTAAGCTCAGCATAGCTTCTAAGCTTATCAATAAATTCATGCACTATGCCATCAGCTTCACCCATTTCAAACTTTTCAATGTCCGCTTCGCAGTGATCCAAATCCACACCAAACAGTCCATCACCTAAAAGTAGTGCCATGCCGTCGTAGTATTCGACCACTTCCAAGGCCTCGTCAAAGCTTGACCATGTGGATAAGTCATTCGTCCTTGCCTTGATGTGATATTGAGTTGCCTGGTAGGGCACTTTCGTTTCCCTACCATCAACAACTTCAATGTTATAGACACCCCAACGTCTAAGAGATTTTAATTCACTTGGAATTAAATCATATTGCATTTTCTAAAATGGTATGTCGTTGTTACTTACTGGAGCAAAGCCTTGAGGAGCTTCCTCAGTCTTAAATTTGTGATTGATAATTATATAAGTTGATTGCTCAATCTTAGTGATATTCGCATAAGTTTTTTCGTTGTAGTTTTTTTGCTCAACAGTAACTCTAACTGGTTTTTTAATAAATATATCTAGCAACTCGTTTAAGCTTGATACATCAATCTTTTCAGGTAGTCCACAAGCCTTGGCAACTGTAGCTATATTAAAAGCAACATATCCCTCAATAGTTTTAACATCTGGCTTTTGAGTTGTCCAAATACTGTAAAATAGGTTTGAGTTTTGGAATTTTTGTTGTATATCATTTCTAATAGCTATGTTTAATGAGATATACTTTCTGCCATTTTGAGTTTCCTTGTACTCATAGCCTGTTATAAGCCCCTCGTAAACACCATTTTCAACAGTTTGAAATTCTAAATCTTTGTAATTAAGTTCTAACATTTTACATTATCTCCTTTTTATAATATTTATTTGAGGTAGATCACTATGGATCCATCCTCTTTGTAAACCTTGATAGTATGCCCAGCCTTTCTTGTAGCCTTTTTGCTTGGCTAACTTGTAAAGGTCTGACATATTTTTAACGTCTTCTTCTTTTATTTCTTGTAAATTGACTGACTTATCAATTATAAGTGGCTCTTCTTCCTCTTTTGGTGCTTCATATCCACAATTAGGACACCTTAAGTATTTACTCTCATAAGTAAAACCACATTGAGGGCAGCACTTAACAGTCAATACTTTTTCCTTGTCTTTTACCTTGATAGTTTCTAAACTCCATTCATGCACTGTAGTTGGTCGTCCATGTCTCATATAGTTTGCCACGTGGTCGATGATGAGAGCCGTCTTGCCCTCTTTGTATCTCATAGACCTCATCGACTGCTGCACATGCAAGGCTAAGCTTGTAGTTGGTCTTAAAAGTATCACACATTCACAGTCAGGTACATCAAAGCCTTCTCCAAATAAGTCAACATTGACAAGTATGTTAAGCTTTCCACTCTTAAAATCTGAGACCATTTCTTCACGCTCTTTGTTATTTATATTAGAGTGTATAGCTTTTGCCTCGTAGCCTGCTTTTATAAATACTTTGGCAACGTTTTCAGCAGTTTTAATGGTATTGGTATAGACGATTGTTTTCTTGCCCTCTGCAAGCCTCTTATAGTGCGACAAAACGTCTCCATATACTCTTGCTGTGAGTAGCCCATCAATAGATTTGTTTGAGTACTCGCCACGCTCTTTTTTTAATTTTTTTGTATCAATTAAAACTGGCGCAAAGTATCTAAAGTCACTCAAGTAGTGATTATCAATCATGTACTGCACGCTTGGAGCCTCGACGATTGCATCATAGACATCTCCTAAGCCTCGTCCGTCTAGCCTGATAGGTGTGGCCGTAAAGCCTAAGCGATAAGCCTTGTCAAAGTACTCATATATCTTGGTATAGCTCTTAGCCATAGAGTGATGGCTCTCATCTGTGACAATTAAATTGTAATAGTCTTTGCTATAGTCATTTAATCGTCTTACCATAGACTGCACTGTGATTAAGTCAACAGCCTTATTGCCTTGAGTATATCTTTTCATCTGCTCTATAAGCTCTTTTCTATGCACTAAAAATAGTGCTTTGTTGCCTTTGCTTTCTAAGTCTCTAAGTATCTGACCTATTACTACGCTCTTGCCACTACCACATGGAGCGACTACTAATATGTGTTTATTTCCCTTGAGGTACTCCTCTTTGACCTGTCTTATCATCTGTTTTTGATAATCTCTTAATAAATAACTCATCTTGCTTACATCCCATTCTTTCGTCTAATTGGTTCTTGGCAAATATCGTCCTAGTTGGCTGTAAGTAAAAGCCTCTAGTGATATTGCCGTCCGTGTCTTTGCTAACTACTAATCTTGCCACTACATCGCACAATCCCATAACATTGTTTCTGATCTTACGTTGTATATCAGGTATTGCCATAGTAAATGTTTGTCCTGTGTCTGCATCTGTAAAGTCCTCTGTAGTCTCCCACGCAGTCAGTATTATTTTCGCATTAGCATTTTTTAAATATCTTAATGATCTAATCAGCCTAAACTGCACTTGTTGATAGTTTGCCATTGACGGCACTCCATTATTCTTGCCCTCACCTCCAAGCTGACCTAAAAAAGCACGCTCAAGTTCTGTGATATTGTCAATGACAATATTGTCGTAGTCCATCTTGACTACCTCCATAACTGTTTGCTCCCAGTCTTGCCAAGCGTTCGCAGTATCAAGCTTGTAAATATCGATGTTTTGAGAGCCCTTTAAAACATGTGATGTCTTGTCAATATCAATTACAAGTGTTTTGCCGTCTAGGTACTTTAAAGTCGATGTTTTGCCAACTCCAGGATTGCCATATATAAGATACGTCCCTTGTGGCTCTTTAATATCAATAGCCTTTGTAACATTAATCATAAAAATACTCCTTTACTAAATTCATTAAATCGTTGATAGCTAAAAAGTTTTCCTCATACCAAGGATTTTGCTTTTCAAGGTAAAAGTTAACCTTTACATTGTTTTTAGCGTCTTCTTCTTCATCCTCATCCTTGTAACCAATAGGTACATCCCTTGACAAGTCCAAGCCTAAAACCTTATAGCCATCCCTTTCAATCATATACATTTCAATAGGTTCACTCTCTAAGTCATTGTATATAGACTTATACGTGAGCTTAAAACCGAGCCTATTTACCTTCTTTCTAAATCGTGTGTTTAACATCTTATTTTATCCTCAATCCCTCCGATGATTTTAATTCAGCCCCAGCAACCACTTCGCCAGCCTTTAAAGCGTTTTTGATTGCTGTCTTGTCATATTTAACTTCATACTTTTTAAAGTTTTCAGGTATTACGTTTTCGTCAGTGATCACTACCGCATCTGGATTTTTTTGAATTCTTAAATCAAAGATCCCTGCTTGTAGTTTCTTGATATTTAATCTTTCTAAATTAAATTGTAAATATTGTTTTAAGCTGTCAATTCTCTTACTTGTAGCTTGTCTCTTTGCTTTAAGCCTGTCTTCTTCATCCTTTAAAGCTTTAACCTCGGCTTCAAAGTTCTTCACAAGTTTCACAATATTTTCTGATTTAATCTCGATGTCGTCACCGATGTTTTCTAATTCTTTGTTGATTGCTTCGCTGTCCAAATATTCGCTGCCCTCGTCATTAAGCATGTCAACTAGTACTTTGTAATTTTCTGTTAATTCATATAGTTTCATTCTTGTCCTCCTCTTCAACAGGTACGATTTTAAATTCACTCCAGTCAATAATATGTTTTAATTTTATATCTTGTATTTCAGGCATGGTAAATTGGGTTTTGTAATCATACCTTTGCTCTTTGCTGTTCAACTCCCACCTATTATCTAAAGGAAGAAAGTTTAAATATTTGAAGCATTTGTTTTCATAAAATTTAAGTTTTATTTTTTTTATATAATAAAGCTTGTTATCTAATATATCATCATGCTCTTTTTCTTTTTCTACAATTCTGTCATATACATAATTTGCTTCATCACTCATCTCAAATTTCTCTAAGATTAAATGTAAAGCGTTTAGAATGTGTATTTGTTGCGATAATTGTTTAACCTTATCCATTTACTCAAGCCTCCTCATTATCTCTTTCACTTTCTCCGCCCACTTCTCGCTATTTGGTGGGCAATATATCTTCGCCATCTCGTCGATGCTCATGCCTTTATATCTTTTGTTATAAAGTTTGCACCAGTAATGAATACATTCGTCCACACTTTTAAACGATTTGCCCATAAGTCCAAATATGTTATTCTTAGTTCTTGCCATGTGAGAGTTATGTTTCCATCCACTCTCGATGACTGCTATAGCTTTGATTAGTTTGTAATCGATGTTATAGTCCTTTGCAATGTCAAAGCCTGTTTTTGCCACTGTGGGCACTTCAACTTGCTCAGGGGTATAATTATACTCAATCACTTCTAAAGGCACTGTATAATCAAAACTGGAACTAATGAGAGACATCGGTAGAGCTATCAAAGAATATATCAGTAATCTCATTCTTTAAATCCTCATCTTTGACATACGTACCATTTACAAGCTTGCCATGTCTATTTTTAATTGTGTTATAAGCACTTTCTACACACTCTACAAAGTCAAGGTTATACATATGAGTTATACTTATAATCCTTGCTGTTACATGTTCTATTAGCCAAGGATCGTATTTTAATTCTAAAACATTAAAAATATCATTAGACATATCTTGTAATAATAGTTTTTTAGAAAAAGCATAAGGTTTTTTAATGTTTTGTTTATCTGCTAAATCGTTTATATATTCAACTATTGCACTCAAATCAACTTGTTCATCAAGCATATTACCAATAACAAGTGTCACATATACATCGCCTATACTGTCAATTATGTCTTCTTTCTTGTCCTTGCATATAGCTTTGATTAGTTCTGATAGTTCTTCAACAGTCTTAATTGATTGTGCTTCTACTGTTCCTTTAGTGTCTAATCCTCTTTCTTTTGCCCAGTCAATGATATGGGCGTTTAGTTCGTTAATGTTCAATCTTATACACATCCTTTCAAATATTCATTAAGCCTTAATAATTCAATAGCTGTTTTTGTTAATTCTCTATTAACTCCGTACCACTTATTGTTTACAATTCTTATCCACCATTTTTTCTTAATACATGCTAGATTGTTTAAATCAAAGTTTTCTTTGTTGCCATCAAGGAACATAACCATTTCATCGTCTTTTATTTTTCCATTTGCTTTTTCATAAATTACTCTATGTTTTAGTGTCCAGTACGGATAAGCCTTGGCAGTTGGAACTTTATCTTTTACTTTGCTAGAAAAGCCGTACATCTTAGTTTTTATATATGTTACACCTCGTTTTGAACTGCACCATTCACTGCCAAGCGGCAACTCTGCTTTGTTATCATAATTTACACCTTTTTTAAAGCTTCCAGGATTTTGTGATTTTTTATATTTATGAACGCTCTCCATTCTCATCTCGATAGCACCCTTGCTTTTATTTAGATTGTATTTATTATTAAATGCAATAGTTAGATCGTTATAAGTTTTGTATCTTTCAACATTTGCTTTTAACCACTCGTCTTGCTTTTTCGTGTAATAATAATTACTCATTGATAAGCTTCCTTGTAGTGTTCATCTCATAGCCTTCGTGCATTAGCTTTTCACTTCTTAGTACAATGTCAGCATTGTTTATCATTTGTTTTGCTATCTTTGCAGTATATTCAGCGTTCATCAATACTTGCTTGTGTTCGTCTTCGCTCTTTGTTGTATCTGTAATATCTGTAACTATAGAGCCTAATATTTCTTGTAGTTTTAATAGGTTCATGCCTCTATCTCCTCCACTGGTATTTGCTTAAATTCTGACAAGTCTGTATGTTGTTCTTGTTTTATTTTGTCAATTTCCTTTTGCGTGAATTGCGTTTTGCAATTATCGTTTTGTCCCGCACCACTTAAGAAATGGGTATTGTCTTCCATATCTAAGTTTAAAAACATACATGATTCGTCATCTGCAACTTCATAAAAACTTTTCATTTTTTGTAAATAAAATTTTTCTTCTTCTCTTTCTTCGATAGGTGTTCTTGCGTATTCTACGCATAGATCAAACAGTTCATTCGTAAGACATTTTAGATGCTTAGTATCCATTATCAAGCCGTATCTCATATATTCATCGATAAATACAATAATGCCATCTTTGGCAAATATAGCCATATTGCCATCTAAATGTCTTCCTGCTACGAATCCTAATTCCTTAGCTCTTCTTATAAATTCTTTTGTCTTCATTTTCTAAACCTCCTTAATCTCACATCCTATAAGCTTAAAATCACTTGGTGGATAAATTAAATCCATGTAACTATCCTTAACATATCTGTCAATATCATACACATCATAATCATCACCAACCTCTATTTCAGCGCTTGCAATAACCTTAACTATTACTTTTTTCACTGTCTCTCACCCTTTCGTTTATCTTTGCCATAAGCTTAGCCACACCTACACCAGCCTTAGTTATATCTTGATCACTACTTATCAAGCCTTCTTGATTTAAATATAAGAGCTCTTCACGTGTGATCCTTACTAGATTATCAACGTCAAAGTTTCTTGTATTTCCATCTGCAAATAGCACTATATCGTCTTTGTCAAGCTTGATACCGTGAGCCTGTTCGTATATGTGTCTTTGATAGAGTGGCCATCGTCCATTCTCTTTTGTTTTTATAACAACATAACCATCTACATTTTCTCTCATTGAGCCTATAGGTCTAGTATTTGCTGGAGTATGCCCATCTTCAAACCAAGTGTCCTTTAGCTTTTCTCTTGTTTCTTCACTCATAGGCTTCCCTTTATTCCAACTGTAATGACCTTTCTTAAAACATCCAACATTGACAAGCTTGTCCTCGTACTTATACTTTTGATGCAAATTACGAAGGCTCATTGGTCTAACAGTGATGCCGTACCTTTCTTTAAGCATCTCGGCTATTTCCTTGTTCGTGTAGTGTGGATATATGCCTCTTACATACTCAATCATCTCATCTGTCCACTTGATATACATAGCTTATCCCTCAAACAGTTGTGGTACGTCCTCGTCAATATCTGTCCTGTTGTCCTTAAACTTAGCAGCTTCAAGTATCAACTTAGCATTTTGTATAACTTGAGACGATACAGCAGTCACTGCTCTAGCCCTTTGTATTTCTTGCTCAAGTTCTTCGCCTGTCGCACTTTCATCTCCTAAGCGTTCTATTTCTGCAAAGAGATGATTGTTTAAATCTTCTAAAGTGTTTTTCATAGTCCTAATTCCTTTCTCTTCTTTTCGTATACTTCTTCAATCCCTTTGAGAGAGTTTTCAAGGTCTATCATTAAAGCTTCAAAAGTGTAGTCCTCGTGTCCTATTGTTTTAATAAACCTTGCTTTGTTTTCTAAGTGTTCTACCAGTCCGCCAACAAATATCAAGTCAAGCTTTCTCTTTGGTGGCACATCTTTCGCTTCGTCCTTTGTTTGCTTTATTAAAAAGTCAATTGTCTCTTCAAACCTTGTCATACTAGCACCCCATCATAGCCCACATAAGTATATAGACCATGTAAAACAGTGCTACTCCACTAAGTATGCCTATCAAATATCCTATCCCTTTGAGTATCCTCCAAAATGGAGCATTAAAATTAATTCTCATTTTCATCATCCTTTCCAAATGATAATAGTTTATTTTGAGTTATTTCTTTTAAGTTCGTGAAATCGTCAATCTGTTCTTGTATCAGCTCTGTACTTGCAAGGTTTAAAACATCCAAGTAGTCAATTGTCGCTGCTGCGTGTACTTGTACTAAGTATGGTGGCAATGGCATTTCTAAATTCAAAAATTTGTACTCATCAAGCGTTGGTATCATTGAGGGTACTTTTAATTGAGTAAGTAGCCACTCTTTACTTTTAAGCCAATGATACAAAAACGGTAAAAATACCTCGTTTTCATCAACTTTGATGATACAACTCGCAGCTTGTATCCAGTGTGGATACTGTCTCCAATATACCTTGCCAACACTTGCTTGACGTGTGATAATGATGTTGCCGTCATTATTAAATTCATCACACCTACCAGTGCTATTTGCACCAGCACCAAAAACTTCATACTTGCCATCGTCCTTGTAAACTGCTTCTTTACCTTTCTCTAGTGTCAAGATATCTTTAAGCTTAACGTATTTCATCTACGATCCTGTCAATCTCATCAGCAAGTTCATTAATTCTTCTTCTAGTTGCCTTTAAGTCCTTTTCAAGTACATCAATATCTATCTTTTCAGGTTCTACGTATATTTGTAATTGTCTCCATCGTTCCTCAGCATTCTCACATACTTCACTTGCTTCAATCTTCTTGCTTCTACAGTCGTATATTTCCTTGTAAGTCTCTTCAGTCTCTTTGTCTTTGTCAATGACAAGAAAAACAATAGCTATACCTGTGTCTTCAAAAGCGTTGTGAATTACGTTAAATTCTTTAAGCCTATTGCCGACTATTTCTCTAAACGTCTTCTCAGGCTTTCTGTAGCCTATGCCTGGAAAACAGATGTAAAATCCATACCTCTTAGTAAAGTCAAGACCTTTTAAAATAAACATGTCATCGACAAGCCCCGACTTTTTCCAAGGGTAGAGTTTTTGAATGTTTTCCTTGTCCTCATCTGGTAAGTCCTTAAACTTAAGAGAAAAAGGATAATTCATTATAGTTGCATCAGCCTTTACATCGCTAAAGTAGTTAAAAAAGCTCATGTGGTGTATTTCACTGTTTGGGTAGTTCTCTTTGCAAGTCTTAACCGCTTCTTCTTGTATCTCCACACCATATAGAAACTTAGGCTTGATAAACTCTTCAAGCTGACCCGAACCGATTGCTCCATCAAATACTGTAATATCCTCACCGCAGTACTTCTTGACTTTATCTGCTAAATACTGTCTCAGCTCTTTGCCTGTGATATACTCAGCGAACTTATCAGCAGTCTTACGATTGTTAAATTCCTTGAGTGCCATTACGCATCCTTTGTCCCCACCATATAGCTAGCCTCATCACTCTTAGTCGTATAAGCTAGTTCGCCTTTTTTGTACTTCTCCCATAGGTTTCTGTCTATAAATACATATCTTTTGCCTCCGTCTTTTCTTACTGCTGTACCAAATGGGAACTTTTCCTTTTCAAGAAGAAAACGTACACTGCTTTGACCTATGCCTAAATAGTCACTCACTTCTTTTACTGTTACTTTGTTCATAATCATTCCTCCCTTTTCTTCACCTCCGTGATATAATATATGTGGAGGTGATATTATTGACTAAACAAGAAGAAAAAATACTTCTTGATTGGATTTCTAATTTTAAACCAATTAAAACGTTCAATCTTAAACACACATCATACGGATTAAAGCACATTTTTGAAAGAACAGAACAAGGCTTTTACATTACCAATGATGAGTTTAAAGATGCAATGTTAAAAGCAGGATTTAAAGTTAAAGATAAATCTGCTGTCAATTGGGTTTTTAATATATCTCAGAAATCCACTAATTTTGAACGTCAATAAAAAGACATTCATACTCTTCAAAAACATTATTAGAAAAATCAGCAATCGCATTTTTTAAAGTTGTTTTTCCGATAACGTTTTCATTCCCACAAATAATTATGGGCTTGTTAGTTTTTATAGCATCCCTTAATCGTGGGAATTTTTTTATGTTAAATTCTTCTAAGCCATTAATTGAAATGTTCATAATTTACCTCCTATATATCATCAAGAACTAACACTTTCTTAAGTACTTTCACATCTGGATTGTGAGAGTACTTTTCTTTTAAGTGACAACACTCACTCTTTTTGTATGGCTCATCTTCAATAAGCCTTGCCCCTCTTTGAACTAGTTCTTCGATTAGTTCGTCTGTTGAATAGTTTTTAATGTTCATATTATTCCTCCTTTAATAATTTGCTCTTTTATCTCCCCTTAGTGATATAATAATCACAAGGAGGTGAATAATTTGATTTTCTACCATGTCGATAGAACAGATACTATCAAAAATCTAAAAACCATCGAGCTAATAAAACCAATCGTGCCAGAAGAGTTTAAAGAAACACTTCTTGAACTTTTTCCGAATGGTTTATCTTACCATGGTGTTCATTATGCTCTACAATCAAGCGAAGAACAACATATCTCAACATCTATAGAGCAAATCTTTGAACTATATAGGCAGATGTACTTCCCAGATAAGCCATCACGCTTTCAAAGCTTCTTCGCTTTTACATCATTAGAAGACGCAATAAAATTCGCGCCATATTCAAGCATCTATGAAGTTAAATCAGACAATGATAACTACCACATAGGCGATATGAATCTCATTAAAGGCGAGACAATCATACAGTGCCACAAGTTTGCTTTAGATTATTGGTCTGGACATTTTACTGCTAAGCCAATAAAAGAAGTACTTCTAATTCCGCCTATTCATATCCTTTGTCAGCTAACTCACCCATAGCATCCTCATGATATAAGTAGTGGGTATGCTTAGCTTCAGGCACAGTGAAGTGGTAAAACTCAGGATTGAAACCTATAGAGCTTAAGATTAAAGTTAAGTCATTAGTCTTGAGCTCTTTTTCTTTTACTAATTTTCTAAACGCGTTTCTTCTCGATACACTTTGAGTAATGTAGCGTATCCTACCAAAGTGAATCTTGCTTATGTCCTCATCTTGAACACAAGGCCTCTTAGGAATAAACTTAAGTTTTGCCATATACTCATCAACTTCTTTTAAATCTTTTTCGTTCATAATTATTCCTCCTTTTTTTGTTTTCATCTCATGCAATTATTTGCTTGTTATTTGCATTTTATGCAACCTCAAAGGTAAAAAAAATAGTGTCAACTTCAAACGGTGTAAGTTGATATCTTTTTTTAATAATTGCAATTTCTCTTTGATCAAAATAAGATGAGCCTGAAAACCTTGATTGTAAAGTCACAATACTCATACCTAAGGCCTTAGCTAAATCTTTTTGAGTATCTCCAAACAAAACCATCTTACTTTTTAACATTTGCACGTTAAGCATTTTATTCACCTCCTCTTTGCACTCTATGCAAATTATAACTCATATTTTTTGCTTTGTCAAGTACTTTTTTTAAAATATGCAAATATTTTTTAGTATTTTTTTAATTATTTAATAAAAAGCAAAATATACTTGCATATTTTGCAAGATAGTGCTATAATATAAATACATTAAAAATAAGAAGGAAGTGAAAAAAGTGAAAGAGCAAGGTGATAGACTTAAGAATTTAAGACTTAAGAAAAGACTAACACTTTTAGATGTAGCTGAAGCTATAGGAGTAAGCGTGTCTACAGTTTCAAGATATGAGAGTGGAGATATAGAGACAATGAAAACTCCGATTATTAAAAAGTTAGCCGACTTATATGGTACTACACCATTTTATATAATGGGTTTAGACCTTGAAAAAGATAGTAATATCACGATGGTGAAAACAGTTAAACAAGTACCAATTCTCGGCACTATCTGTGCAGGTGATGGCATCTGGTGTGAAGAAAATTATGAGGGCAAGTTTATTATAGACCCAACAATAACCGATGTGGACTTTATCGTCAATGTATCAGGCAACTCAATGAGTGGAGATGGTATTATGGATGGTGACAAAGCTTTTATAAGAAGTACGTCCTTTGTAGATAATGGTAAGATAGCAGCAATATTATTAAATGAAACAAATGAAGTTATGCTTAAAAGAATATTTATAAAATCAGACCACGCAGTTTTACAACCGTCAAATCCAGACTTTGAACCAATAGTCGCAACAAACTTTATAATCTTAGGAGAATTGGTTGGAGTATATCACAATATGTAATAGAGAGATGTGTAAGTGCATCTCTCTCATATATAAAACAAACAAACAAATAAATAAATAAATAAA